TTGAGTTTGTCAATTCTCATGTCCAAGTGGGCGCTGGTGTAATTTTCGCCCGTGGGATTTACGGCCCAATCCGAGTGCAGAACCTCGTTAGTAGTACCAAATGCAATATTGTTCGGATAGAACTTGTTGTAATGGTACATAGGCAGAGACACTGTTGTCGTAGGTTGGTAACGCGTGTTTGTCACAGCGAAACCACCCGAGCCAGCATCATCTGAATTGAGATATTCTGCTACCGTCGCGTCTGAGGCGGTAGAAGGGACGGAAGTATAACCCCATCCTGGCACTTCCTCTGAAGAGCTACGCCCTACCGTGTAAGTCATGCCATTATCTGAGTCCCAGTTGACAGTGTATTCCATCGCTCCACGATGCGCCGCATAATGAGGCCACATCCAGGACAGAAAGTTCCGAGGCACGAAATTGGCGGTAGTGGGTACCAAACCCAATACACTTTGTCCAACATACCAGCCTTCCGGATCATATCCATACTGGAGCGGAGTACGACTAAGTTTTGCTTCCAGTCTCTCCCACGCAGAACTACCAACAAATTTTGTAGCTTGGGTTATCATTCTAGTTCGTCTTTGCAACAGAGAGCGAAGGTCCACAACTTTCTCTCCCATATTCAAAAGGTATGAGATATCAGGAGTAGTGTGGTTTTCAATCACTTCGGTATCCAAGACTTGCGGGCGGAAATACGACAACTGTTGACCGTTATCAATGCCGGGAGCAGCAAACTCCAAGTTCTCTGCACCATGCGCAAAGACGAGGATAGGAACTGTACCCGCTCCGCTTGGAGAGGAGAGTTCAGTCTGTATTCTCACGGTAACTGTTCCATTGTCTACTTCAGCTTGACGGAAAAAGACTGGAGAGCCAAAGATTGACCACTCATCCGTTGGATCCATACGTGGATTACATTGACACCATGGGGAGGCTTGACTATAAGGTATGGTAACCTCAAAGTCTGCCGTGTCACCCAAGGTGGCAAGATCTACAATATAGGTCTGCACCACTGCTGTGGTGTCCGTCTTGTTGACAAGATTAGATACAACGTCTCCGGTCGGGTCGTACGAAATAATCAGACGACCACGATGGTAAGGAGAACACACGAATCTGAATCTCAGGACGATATCTCCACGCCAAAACCTAAACATACGGGAAACCATACACATCGGTGACATATAGATCTCGCGTGCTGCGCCGGGGTTGGATATAGGACCAACGTCACGAATAGCAAACATGTTCGGGGAAATCCGACCTGAAAACAACAATGTGTCAGTCGCTTGAGACGGATCCCAGAGGAACTGTCCAAGATAAGATTCGCGCGTGGCAATACCACTAACGCTAGTCTGATCCTCTTGGTCTAACCCAACCGTAGTGGCAGAAATTCCGAGCCCATTCTTGGGGTCCATAGCAAGCACGTTAACGGGATGTGATTGACCCACTGTTGACATAGCAGGAAATCCCGCCAAATACGCACTAGCTGGTCCATCCAGGTCGGTCACATTCGAGTAACCAAACAATGAACTCAACCTAGCAATCGCACTTGAACCAATCTCGGCAGCAGTGGCTGCTTTACCAATGATGGGAAGTTTAGACAGTTTACCGGCCACGGCTGCAACAGCTGAAGCTGGGCCAGAGACCGTCCCTGAGAATTCATCCTTAGTCTGCAGCGCTAACAAAGAGCCTACTGTTGGTGCGGCGAGCTCGACATCTTCTAACCAAGCGTAAACTTGAATAGAGCAATCAATACTCGAACTACTAGTGGCGCTCTGCAAGGGCGCCACGACATCAAAGTCTAGCCTGCCCATGGATTTCATACCATAGTCGCTGCCTAATTCGAGCCAATCACGTGGCGTAAAGAAGGGTAAGTGCAACTCACCCCCACGGGATCCAGATGGATCTACCCAAATAGATGGACGTTGAGACCGGGAAACCTCTCTGTTTGGTCCTGCTGTTCTGTCTTCGTTGAGACCACATAGTGGCCAATACGAAATCAGAGCTGAACCATACACAAAAGGAGTCGCATTGACTAAAACCTTGACCTTCAGGTTTCCACGAATCAAACCAAAGTTGGAAACTTTCTGCTTGATGTAGGCATTGTTAAAAAACGCTTGCCATGGGTAAATCGTCATGGCTCCTGCATCAGGAGTTGAAGGTGTCCACAGCAAGTAACCAATCTGGACTGGTCTTGAGAGAAACTTACCCAATTCTGCACTTCCAAAAGTAGGCACTGACGGGGAGGCCTTGAAACCATCTACATCTCCCGCAGATGCGGAAGTGAAATGCGTGGTCTCTGCCAGGGTTTTTTCTACGAGGTTGTCTTCCTCGAGTGTTTGAAATGAATAAAAGTTGTTAGCGTGGTTATTTAACTCACCGCCTCGTGACGCTACTGAGACGGGAGGTGGTGGACTGTTTGGAGTTGTACCTTCTCCGACCCTAAATAGGGTATTTGGGGAACGCCCTGGTTCATTTGAAAGAGAATCCACGCTCAAGTTCGGTTGTCCATCCGACTCACAGTAACTACTCTCTTCCGTGCTATTTTGGTTTGACGCGCTTTCGCACATCGTGACACTCGCACTCGCGCCACGGACTTTTATTTTATACCTGTTTGGTTCAGGTGAGCCGCGGAAAAAATCCCGAGACTCAGATTTACTGACATACTTTTCCACAAGCTCTTCGTACGTGGGAAACACGTAACTTGGTACTTCAGTTATACCAGCGGTGACTATTGCCGCCTGGAGATCTCCACAGCACTGATCGAAATATTCTCTCCCATGCAGGAAAGCCTCTCGTACAGCACTACTAACCATATCAACTGTTTGCACATCCTCAGGGACAGACGACGACGGTATCATAACCATCGTCATCTTTTCAATTGAGGCTACATTAAGAGCACCCATGAAATGGCCTAACTCCGAATTGTACTTGAAAGTACGCTTCAAAAACTCGGTATCACTGAGTGCTTTGTACTCGTAGGTGTCTTCAGTCTTTCTGGCTGGTGTATATGTGATACCAAGCTTCGCAAGTTCAGCTTGGATAGTTGCAAAATTAAACCATGGACGGTCTTCAGAAACAGTGGACAAATTGTCGTCTCCGTACAAAATCAAACGTACGTAAACAAGAAAGTCAACACTATTGCCGTCAGGATGCAACTTTGCATACACATAACGCAAGATAATCAAATTGGCCAAGCAGTTAAAGAACACAGTGGCGGCATTTCCAGACGAGTTGATGCCAAAGAGTTGTATGACGTCCCCAAAGAAATTGACAATGACGTAACAACACTCCATTACAGCTGCATATAAAATATTCAACTGCGTAGGAGTATATTTGCCACTTTCATCGGCAATCCTATGAATAATCCACCACACTGCATGCATCACGTCTCCGCGAAGGAGCGTGTCAAATTTTTTGAAGTCTCCATCGATAGCATTTTCAAACTCGTTTAACCAACCAAAAAGCTGGTCCCACTCGCCTGATCCTGCATCTACACCGGGTGCAGAACAGAAAGCTTCATGTGACACGTAAAACAGTCGCAAGAGTGGTAACATGACCATACGGAGCGCGATAGTAAAAGCCATCGGCGCCACCTGGAACATTCGGGTGTTGCTGTTGGCTACTTTCTCTGCACTGCGAGGTTCATCTTTGAGCGCCGCCGTAATGACCACGCCAGCTTGTTCCCCCCTCCTCCATGATTCGAGAATCTGGTCGACTTGTTTGACAATCTCTGGATCAGCTGTGAGCACACCAGACATGTCTCCTATATCATCCGTTAAGAATTGCTTCTTTGGGCCTTTGTATGGGAAACCACATGACGTCGAAACGTTGAGACGATCCATGTGTGCAACACCTGGGATACCGTTCAGAGCAACGTCTAAGGGCACAAAGCCTAGTTCATCTTTCCACGTAGGAGGAAGCAATCGCATAATATCGACTACTGCCTCTTCTGCAGTCTGACGTAATAGGATGGGGTCAAAGGGCGAATGAGGGGACAAGACATCCTTGATAGCGTTCCGCTTCGGAAGCCATCCTTTCATAGCCGGGGGGTGAAAGTCACACTCCCAACCACGACGCTCGAGTTCAACACGCAATTTGGAATCCCTCACACGCGTTTTGGGTTCAGCTCGCGCTCCAAGGAACGTACCAATAGGAATACAAGAGCCTTCTTCCAAGAAACTAATAGGACTCTTGGGATGTATCGTGCGGACCAAAGGTGGTGAATTTTCAGGCATCATCATGCGTCCTCCATCAAGAAGATATGGTACGAACTGTTGGGTGACTGCGGTAACCTCATCACTCCACAACGGCTGAAAACAAGCTTGCTTGCCTTGACCAAGGGAATGGAAACCTAAAATTATAGGCCCGAAATGAGACATGGAAATTGCGATAGATCCGCAGTCACCCAATTTGGTATCGCGTTCGACTGTTGCTTGCCACTGAAATAGATATCGATTCGTGTCCATAACTTGTAGTCGCTTCAACGAAGCGCTAGTGAAAGACTCAATGTGTAGACTGGTGTCAGGTACAAACCCACGGCTCATACTAAACCCATTGTGAATGCCTTTGAGAGTCTTGTGTGGCAACAACGGAATAACATTCTTCCTCGGCGTCATGGTGGGTAACCACATGTACACTGTGTCAGTTTCATCGGAATGAATACGACACGACTTGCGGACTTCTAACTGCACTACATCTTGGGACACTCCTTTGCCGCCATCGAAATGGAAATCAATTTTAACCGAGTCCTCATTGGCATAGAAAAAGTGTGCGTTAGTAACCCAAAGGTTTCCACCAACGCAAAACGCATGTCCTTGACGCGTGCCGGCTCGAATGCGAGCGATGTTGTTCTCAAGACGACGAACAATTTCCTCTCGCTTCATCTGACTCCAGTTGCAACTCATTCGTCCAACATCTGTCCAACAAGTGCGATAATCGTCCTTGTGCCAAACTACCTCCTGATTTGAAGGACTATTTTTAATGGCATCAACCACACCTGTCTGCAACACCCCAATGGGAGTAGGGTGTCTTGAACGATACCAAAGGTACGCTCCAGCACCCATCACAGTCAGGCTAGACAACAATGCAATTATCTTCTTGGACTTGGACCAGCGGGTAATGTCATCCAATCCATTGACGAAACAATACAAAGCAAAGTCATAAGTCCTATTCCTGAAAAGCCAGGCACTAGCTACAAAGCCAATACCCAACGGAACAAGTTTCAGACGACACGTCCTGCCAAAATAAGATAAAGTCTTACCGATTCCAAACTTCTTGAAAGCTCGCAACCATGACATATTGGTGTATTCGCGATAGCGCAACCAATCTTCCGGGAAAGGAGCAGTGACTACATCACTAGCTGTCAAAGCTTGTGGCTGCAATCTTTGTCCTTCGACAGGCAAGAATTGGTCTCGGATCAAGTTCCACAATGTTTTGCTGTACTCCGGGCCGTGGGCCCTAGCTCGTCTCATCAGGTTGAGGGCAAAAGTTGGGTTTGGCATTCGTCTGGGACCAAAGAATGGTGCAAAATCCTGCTCTTCTTCCTCAACTTTGAACTCAGGAAACTCAGCATAAAACTCAGCCTCAAAGTCGGTCTCTACGTCAGGGACACAGCGACACAACCCATCACACTTCGCGCAATACGTGTCAGCGTTTTCCGGACAGACACACACTGGCTGGAATACTCCACAAGTAGGGCAAAGGTCGACATCTTTGAAATTCTTCATTGAAGTCCTCATGGTGGCACATTCTCGCTGATGATCTAGGATCTTCTTACGTGAGTACTCGAGAAACTTACCTATATTGTCAAACTGGTGCTCAAGCTCAAAACGCAGCATTTGCTCTCGTCCATTGGTGCCTTTCCGGGGCACTGGCACGGCTTTCCAGACCACAATCTCCCAGTAATCGGCAAAAGCCGCGGGATTTGTGCGGGTGAAATCAAGCATCCCGCCTTGTTTGGCGAACGCAGAACGAACACGCACTTCCACAATGATATGGAAGCGGCGCAAAACTGCAGTGGGATTTTCAAAATACACGGGAGCATTCAGGTCCATAACATTTGTCGAACCAAGAACCAACTTTGCTAGACATGGAGTCTTGCCTTTGTCATCTAAACTGGCTTGAGGTGGACTAAACGGCATAGGATTGCAAACACCAAGAACATCTTTGGTAGTGGGGTCCACTTCCTTGGAGAATTCTGGTCTCAAAGGTGCAATTTCATCAAACTGAATGCACCATTGTGATGACCGGAAATTGTTCCAATGATCTTCACCAGAGTTGCGCGGGTACTTATATTCGTCGGTAGCCTCCAACCCTACGGTTTTACCGTAGAATTGGTAGAACATATCGATGAGTGAACTTTTCCCTATACTAGTGCCGCCAGCAAATAAAGCTGCAAAAGGTGGATCTCGCATTTTACTAGCAATACCACGCGCGATAGTGTCATTGCGAAGCAACCGAAGTTTACTAAGCGTCTGAAAACACTCTTTGCGCATGAAGCCGTCAGTGGTGCGTACGTGAATATCGCCTTGAGCTATGGCTTTGTCCAAATCAGCAGAAAATTGATGAAATGTGGTGCCGTGTGCTTCAAGAGTCGCTAGATTCGTAGCCAAACTAGTTAGACGACCTGCTTCGAGTGCCCAAGAGGTGACATTACTCTCATCGCCCAAAAGTCCTATCCAGGACTTATTCTTAAGCGAGGTGATGACCGCCCGACCAATGAACAAAACTGATCGAGCTAAAAACTCAAGAGGATTATCAGTAAAATACCACTGGCGCGTTTTGAGTGCGTCGCGTAGTCTATTGATTTCCTCTTTAGTGACATCTTCTGGTTTGACCCCCTCCTCTCGGAAGAAAAACATGGCCAGAGTGACGGTTATCAACGATCGTAATGTCTGAGCAACTGGGCTCTGCCACAACTTGTCAATGTTGTCAAGTCCGCTGCTCAGCAAGTCCATGCCGGACTCCAGAGTGGATAACAAGCTCTGTGGTTCGTTCACCGGTTCTGGATCAGTAGTGAAGTATTCAACCAGGTCCGAAGACAAGGCTATCAACATACCAGCTGAGAACAAAGTGTTGAACGTCAATGTGCCACCTCTCCCATGTGCTAAAAACCGCGTAAATGCAATCATCTTATGGGCTTTGCTCTGGGCTAATCGTAAATCCAGACTAAGCAACAAGTAAGCTTCTAAAAGAGACAGAAATGGAGTGTTCAAACAATTTATGGCTTCCACAAACTTTCTAAGACCTTCTTTCAGGTCATCATGAATGTTCTGAGGCCGATACCAAGGTCGAGACACAAAACCAAATCTTACGTGAACCGTGTTAGCTAAGATCATCTTCCTGTTTGACCAGGTTGATGAAATCGAATTCAATGGGGCCAATTGCGCTGGGACATCCAGCGACTTACCTGATACTCTTCGCAGAGCACCAAGTTCGACGAGGTCGGATATGGACATTTGCATGTCCAACTCGTCTACTCCTCTACCCATGGTGGTAGATCGCTGTCCACAAACAAGAGCTGAACATTGTTCAACCCAAGAAATTTTTGTTTGGGGGTGGAACTGCGACAAAGGAGTTCTGCCAGTCACGAAATAGGTGACCTCTGCGCCTTCGCAGATAAATTTTCCGGTAGTAACCTCGGCTCTTGGGCCGGCTTCCAGGACTTTCCCGCCAGAAAGACCACGCTTACTCGCACGTGTAGAATAAGCCATCGTAACCAATTAAAGCATTTATGGGGACATCCGACGAAGCCAGCAGTAACGACACTGCTGCAACTTCCTACTCTACTAACTTACTAACTTCTAGTGGCCTCACTCACTCCTCCGTGGGCGGTGGGAAGGAGCTCGAGGAACCGTCCTGAAGTAGAGGTTGATTGCGCTTCTAAAATTCAAATTTGGATGAGGGAAGGGAACGCCTTTCTCAATTATAGTACAAAGCATACCAAATAGACAGAGGGATAAACCAGGTCTGTTTTAGATTAGATAGGGCTCAACTTACTCCCAGACAGTATCTCGAATACTCTAGGTGGTGGTATACCTAAAGCGTCAAAGGGTACCCTCTATAGGAAAGTTTGTAGGTAGAGCTGACAGTGGAATACATAGACAGTGAAACATACAAGGTGATATGGAAAATACGGTGAAAGACAAAATGAGACATATAACACAGAAATTGTGGGGGGGGGTTTATGTGAGGTGAGGGTGAAGGGAACGGCTCTCACGGTGAGGTAAGTGTTCGCGGACGAAGAAATAAATGACCGCGAAGCCGTATAACATACGCTGTAGTAAATGTGGATCGAACTCTCTTGGAAAGTACGCTTCAGTAAGAAATATAGAAACCTGAAACGAAACTAACTAGATTGTACGCACTTAGTACAGAAATATGCCCAGAAGTGAACATCGGCAAAACCGATGCGGGCGGACCAATGAAGGTCCAAATGGAGTAAAATGAATTACTCC